TTCATTCCATCTGGAGTGATCGACAAGGATAAGCTGTGGGCTGCACTTGAAGAGTACAACTCATTGCCATCTGTACCGTATCCAGATTGTCTGGGCGGCCTCAATGAGAAACTGAAGGGTATGAGAGAGGGTGAAATCTCTCTGTTCATATCAGGCACAGGTGCAGGCAAGAGCACCATGCAGCGAGAGATCATGCTGCACATACTGCAGACCACCGATGCTAAGATCGGGATTGTATCCCTTGAAGAAGCACCTGCTGAGACAGCTAGGAAGTTATCTGGCATGCAATTGCTACGTAACCCTGCAGATGAGGAGATACCGTTACCTGAGCTGAAGGTTGGTTTCGATGCAGTGTTCGGTAGTGATCGTGTACTGCTGCTAGACCACCAGGGCAGTATGAATGATGACAGCATCACCGAGAAGCTAGAGTATATGTGTCTGATGGGCTGTAAGTACCTGTTCATCGACCATATAACAATCCTTGTGTCTGAGGGAACTGAGGGCCTGTCTGGAAACGAGGCGATAGACAAGATCATGAATACCATGCAACGGATAGTCAAGCGACATCCAACATGGATCGGACTGATATCGCACTTACGTAAAGCACCAGTAGGCGGAAAGTCGTTTGAGGAAGGCAAATTGCCAAGTGTTGATGACATCAAGGGCAGTGGTAGTATCAAGCAGATATCCTTCGATATTGTTAGCTTTGCCAGAGACATGACGGCTGACGATGACATGACGCGTAACACGATCAAGATGCGTGTTCTCAAATGTAGGCATACGGGTTTGACTGGTACCGTAAGAGGCGCTTACTATAACTATAAAACCGGTAGACTGGTTGCGGCAAGTTCTTCACCTGAAGAAGACTTCCAACCAATGTAAAAGGAGCAACATGTCTAAAACTCCCTGGAGTAGCGTAGGCTATCTCACATATAAGAGGACGTACAGTCGGCATCTGGAAGGTAACAGCGGTCCAACAGAGGAGTTCGAAGACACAATCAATCGTGTCGTCGATGCTTGTAACAATCAGTTGACCTGTGACTTCTCGGAAGCAGAATCATTGCGCCTTAGACAGTATCTGTTGGAATTGAAGGGTAGCGTTGCAGGACGGTTCCTATGGCAATTAGGAACGCATACAGTTGAACGTTTTGGGTTGGCCAGTCTGCAGAACTGTGCATTCGTGGTCGTGGATCACCCGATCGTTCCTTTCACGTGGACGATGGACATGCTCGCACTTGGCTCAGGTGTGGGCTACAATATACAGGCCAAACATGTTGACAAACTACCGGCAGTCCGAGAGTGGTTTCGAGCGCCTACACGCATTGATCACGGGGGAGCAGACTTCATTATACCTGATAGTAGGGAAGGCTGGGTTAGGTTCCTTGCTAAAACTCTCAAAGCCGCCTTCCTTTCGGAAAGGAAAGAGAAAGGGACGTTCACGTATTCCACACAAGTTGTGCGTGGTAAGGGAACGCCGATTAAGGGCTTTGGAGGTGTTGCTTCAGGTCCAGAAGATCTCGTTTGGGGAGTTGGAAAAATATCGGAAGTACTACTCCGACGCTCTGGGAAGAAAGTAAGGCCGATCGACTGCCTCGATATCATGAACATCATCGGACATGTAATTGTGGCAGGGAATGTCCGACGCAGTGCACAGATAGCAATTGGCGATCCTGACGATATCGAGTTCCTGCTTGCTAAGAGGTTCGATATCGGTAACGTTCCAGCATGGCGTGCTATGAGTAACAACTCGGTTGCATGCGATGATATTCGTGATCTGCACGAGTACTTCTGGGATACCTACTCGCCTGATAATAAGGGCAATCCGCGTGAGCCATACGGACTTGTCAATCTGCGTTTGTCTCGCAAGGTTGGACGTCTAGGTGAGGATGAGTACCCTGATCCTGAGGTTCAAGGATACAATCCCTGTGCGGAGCAGTCTCTTGCTCCATACGAGACGTGTTGTCTGGCGGAGATATTCCTGCCGAACATCACATCGCGTGAAGAGTTCTTCGATCTGATCGAGTTGTTGTATCGTGTGAACAAGCATTCATTGCTGATCCCGTGTCACCACCCGGAGACAGATCAGATTGTTCACCAGAACATGCGCATGGGTATCGGCCTCACAGGTATCCTTCAGGCAAGCAAGGAGCAACTTAGCTGGATGAGCGATGGCTACATTCACTTGCGTAACTACGATGAGCGCTACTCAGAGTTGAAAGACTTGAACACCTCGATCAAGCTTACTACGGTGAAGCCTAGCGGCACATTGTCGTTGCTTCCTGGTGTTACTCCAGGTGTTCATCCCGGCTACTCACAGTACATGGTACGCCGTATTCGGATTGCAGCTGGTCATGAGTTGGTGGAAGTCTGTCGTAAGCATGGCTATCCTGTGGAGTACCAGAAGGACTATGACGGCAAGGACGACTACAACACTGTCGTTGTGACGTTCCCGTTCGCGTACCCAGAGGGCACTATCCTTGCAGATCAGATGACAGCAATGGAGCAGTTGAAGTGGATCAAGCGTTTACAGACTGAGTGGTCAGATAATAGTGTCAGTTGCACGATCTACTACAAGAAGGAAGAGCTGCCTGAGATCAAGGACTATCTGCTGAAGCACTATCGTAACAATCATAAGTCGTTATCGTTCTTGCTACATAACGAGCATGGCTTCACACAAGCGCCATACGAGGCTATCACAAAGGAGCAGTACGACGAACTCGTTGCAAGTACCACAATCATCACTTCCATTTCGAGTGCTCAATTCGAAGGTGGCGATGAGTGTGCAACGGGTGCTTGTCCTGTAAGGTAAACAACTAGGGTGTCCTTCGGGGCACCTTAAAAATTGGAGAACGTATGAAGGCAGAGATAGTGGCATTGATCATCGTAGGAGCACTCTGTATTACCCTCTTACTGATCACAGGTGTGTCCAGACAGAATTACCTAGACTGTCTGGCGAATCAGATGGAAGTGGCAAAGGCGTTGGAGACGGCGAAGTATACACATATTCTGCCAAGTTGTCGCTAAGTACGTAGTAACCTACGAGGAGTTGCACAATGGCAATAGATTTGGCAGTTAAAGAGTTAATTGAAGTAATCGTAAGAGCAAGGGCAGTCATGACCGCGAATCTAAGTGTATTAGAACTGTCAAGTAATGTCTCCACAACTGAATTGATGCGTGTAGAGATATTCCGAAATGTTCTGCACGAATATGTCGATGAGCTGACGAGCATGGAAGCAGAGTTGAAAGAGCTGTTCGAATGAGCTACTTCCGTGGCAAGTTCGATGATGGCTATCGTGATGTGTTCTTCGACGACATCGGAGCCGCGATAGCTGCACTGCACCCTGACCTTGTTGGCGCTCACATCTTCAGGCAGCTGGATGCACTAGGTCTGTATCAATCATTCATAGACGGAGAGACGCCTTACGGTCTCCCCTATTCGTTTTCAAAGGAGAAGAAAGATGGCGGATGATATCTATATGCACCCCGCACCTGTAGCGATGGTCAACCTGGATGCACCACCAGAACAGATGACGAAAGAGCTGGCAGTGTCGGAGGCATACGGTGTGCTACAAGACATACATGGCAACCTGTCACCCGATGGATGGCTACTGAACGGGACAATTGATCCTGGGCGGATTGAGACTGCACTGACGCAGATAGAAGATGCATTTCCCGAGCTGTTCACACCAGCCGAATTTGATGACAGCATGGACGGTGATCATGCAAGTGCTCTCGCATCTGCAGGATGGGGTACAGACGAGGACTACGGCGGTGGCGATGGCAACGAACACTTCTAACAGCAGAATACAGAACCTGTCGTTCGTTCGCCGCTGGTACGGTACGGGTAACATTGAAACACGATTCATAAGGTGTAGCTACGATCAGCAGAAGGAGTTCTTTGCGGGTGTCCCTCCTGAGCAGTCAATGCCGCACGCTACCAGAGATGACATCGACTTCTTACTTAACACGACGTCAGACATATGAGCGAACCATTCGACTACGAGAAGGCTGTTGAGACAGCTGAAGCTAGACGTGACTTCTTGCGAGAGGAATGTGCTAGCTGTAACAACTGCTCGGAGCTAGGGCAGCAGCCACACTATGAGCACTGCTACATGTTTCAAGTGCGACCGGAGCTTAATGTATGTTATCATTGGAGACGCAAAGTTGAACAAGAGAAAGCTTAAGAAGTTGGCATCTGTGGACGTCGAACTTGAACGCTACGTGAAGAACCACCTGTCCGCCAGAAAGATCATGGACAGGTTATTGCCCAAGCTGCAAAAGCTCGGTGAGGAGTGGTGGAGTGTCACAACAACCGGTAGGGGTTACAGCACAGGTATCTCCATGCGTGATCTGGACGGCTTCAAAGATAATCGCTTGGTGGAAATGCTTGAGCGTATTGTCGCATTGGATCCTGCTAAGATGCGTTCTAGTGAGTATGCCAATTACAACGAAATCGATTATCACTTCGAGTTCGACAATGTTTCAATCAGCGTGTTCGCCTACATTAAGGAAGACTCTCCGACATGCCGTAAGGTTGTTACAGGAGAGCGCTACGTGGCTGGACATACCGAATATGACTTCAAAATGGAGTGTGATTAATGCTTAAGTATATCGTAACAATCGAGGAGCATATCGAAGGGCCTGATACACAGCGGGTATGGCAAAGACTGCGTGATCAACCTGATGAGCCTGGTGGTGATACTCACGGTTATGCGCCAGCTAGCGGCAATACGCGTGTCACCAAGACGGAGGTCTATAAGCAAAGCTTCGATGAGATAGACCTCAAGAAGGTGGTTACAGCTTTGAATTCGAAGTACTGAACATGCATACTATTGAGGAATTCAAAGAGGTAAGCCTCAGCAGTAAGTATCTTGTAAGTAATTTCGGCAGGATACTTAGTCTTCATACAGGATTGGAGCTAACACAAACAAGAGGACCTTCTGGTTATCTGACCGTGGTCCTTTGTGATGATGGATGTAGGAGTACACAACGCGTACACCGTCTGGTTGCGGAGGCTTTTGTTTTAAACCCAGATAAGAAGCCTCATGTGAACCACAAAGATTGTATAAAGACGAACAATCTATATACTAATCTAGAATGGACAACACCCGCCGAGAATATAGCACATGCGTACGCAAATGATAGAATAACCAACCTTGGTGAAAAATCGCATTTAGCTAAGATAGACAGAGCGATGGCCTTACGGATACTGGAGTTGCATCGCGCAGGGGTTAGCAATAGTGTTATCGTAGAGGAGCTGCAGCTAACTAAGAGTATCGTCTCAAAGATAGTATGTGGTACGACCTGGAAGGAGCTACACAATGTCTAATTTCCGGCCCATGTTTGCTCCCCGAGAGAGTCCTCTCAAGTATCCAAATTACTTCAAGAAGCTGCGTTACCCATTGCTGGTAAGTGCTAAGCTTGATGGGATTCGCTGTCTGGTGAAAGGTGCAGAAAAACATGAGTACGACTCGGCGTTCAGAATCATTGATACGCAGATGTACTCGGTAGCAAAGAGCCGTACACTAATAGACCTGCCAAGTAAACAAGTGCAGGAAGAATTTTCTGGCTTTCTGGAGTTAGACGGCGAACTCGCGGAAGGTGATGAGACTGACAAGGCACTGTGCAGGCGTACAATGTCGTACGTAACCTCTGATGACAAGTACTCCGACGACCTAAAGTTCAGGGTATTTGACTGTTGCGACGTTGACCTTGCAGATGAGCCTTTTGAAGTCAGGCTTGAGTATGCCAGGGATTTGATCTCACGATACAGTTCATTGTTCCCCAACTCGAAGGTGAGTTTGGTGGAGCATGAGCGTGTCAAGAACCTGGATGAGCTGCTTGAAGTCGAGGCTAAGTTCCTTGGTATGGGGTACGAGGGCGTCATGGCGCGTGATCCCCTTGGGCGCTATAAGCATGGTAGAGGCACTTTCAAGGAAGGTCTGATCTACAAGCTGAAGCGCTTTCAAGATGATGAGGCAATTCTGGTCGATGTACTGCCAGGGTTTGACAATCATAACGTCGACATCCGAAGTAACCTAGGTACGGCAAAACGGCAGACACTCAAAGAGAACATGGTGGAGTCGACTCGTGCTGGAACGCTTATTGTCGAGTTCAATGGTGCTTTGATTGACATAGCGCCTGGCACACTGACACACCCTGAGCGTGAGCATCTGTTGGCGCACAAGGAAGAGTATATCGGAAGGATACTCACATTTCATCACATGACACATGGCGCGAAGGATGC